ACTTTGCTAGTCCTCGCCCCCCATAAATGTGGCTCTGACCTGCGTTTTTGTACACTTATGTCCTATTTCCTACTTATGTGACGGAAATCACACGCCCAAAAGTGTCCGTTGAGGACCTTTTGGACACCTATAGTATTAGTGAGGAGGCGAAATTATCGGAGCCTCCGAACAGTACACAGCGACCCCAAGGGTCGCCACTAGTTATAGCCCTAACCTTCGGGCTTCGTTTGGACTACGCCCTACGGTTAGGAGTTAAGCCCAAGGCTTCCAGTACCTCGCCTTGGATACACTATGGAAAGAAAACGAACTACTGCGCTATCGCACAAAAGCGATGCCATCAAGAAGCAAGTTATTGATTTTCTAATGCAGGGCTACTCTGTCCAAAGGGCTATGGATGCCGTAGGCAGAAGTGTCAAGACCTATGAATACTACCGGAAGGTAGATTCTGATTTTGCCTTGGCTGTGGACAAAGTACGCTCCTTAACAGCAAGAGGTGAAATAGGCTCTGCTAGAGGGGAAGTACCACCCTTCCCCAAATTCTCCGAAAAATACCTCGGCACACAAGTTTTTACTCATCAGCAACACTGGATTGATTTACTAGAATCTAGGCAACCCCAAGATATACACCCGGCGATAACCTATGAACCCGGTGCTGAAGATTTATTGATTGTCAATACCCCACCAGAACACGCAAAGTCTACAACCATCACGGTTAACTATGCGGTTTATCGGATTTGCCAAAACCCAAACATCAGAATCATGATTGTGTCTAAGACACAGGCTATGGCGCAAAAGTTCCTGCTCTCCATTAAGAACAGACTAACACATCCTAAGTATCAGGACCTACAACTAACCTTCGGACCTCCGGGGGGCTTTGAGAAGAATTCTGATTCATGGAAGCAGGACCTAATTTACCTCTCCTCAGAGGCTCGTGACTCAGGCGAAAAGGACCCTACCGTGCAGGCTATCGGTATTAGGGGTCATATCTACGGTGCCCGTGCTGATTTAATCATCATGGATGACTGCGTAGATAACACCAACGCCCACGAATATGAGAAGCAGATTGACTGGATTCAGTCTGAAGTTATGTCCCGTATTGACGAAGATGGTGGCAAATTGCTACTTATTGGCACCCGCCTTCGCCCAAGGGACTTGTATTCCGAGATACGCGACCCGGCTCGCTACCCGGATGAAACTTCCCCTTGGACTTATTTCGCACAACCTGCGGTACTAGAATTTGATAAAAATCCCGACAAGTGGGTAACTCTCTGGGCTAAGACCAACATGCCACCCGTATCAGGTAGAGGAATACCAGATAAGGATGGACTCTATCGCAAGTGGGATGGGCAGGCGCTTTTAAAGAAACGCAGCCGACTATCTCCAAATCTATGGGCAATGGTCTACCAGCAACAGAATGTGCATGAAGATTCTGCATTTCCTGTTGATGCCATCAAAGGCGTTATCAATGGCGCTAGAAACTTTGGGCGAATACCTAAAGGCAAGGCTGGCGTAAGACCGCAAGGTATGGATGGCTTGATTATGGTTGCAGGGCTTGACCCGGCAGGTTCAGGCTATACCGCAGCCGTATGTTTAGGTTTAGATATTTCTACGCAGCAACGCTACTTGCTAGATGTATCAAATGTACCCGGCATGAAACCGGATGAGATACGCGGTTTAATTAAAGATTGGACTGACCAATACAAGATTTCTGAGTGGCGAGTTGAAAAAAATGCTTTTCAAACAATGTTGACTCAGGACCGTGAGGTACGGGAATACCTTTCGTCACGGGGTGCAATTCTACGAGAACATCATACAGGTCAAAACAAATGGGACACTGACTTCGGGGTTGCATCCCTGACGACACTATTCCATGGTTGGGAAGATGATAGGGCGATGATTGAGTTCCCATCTACCCACGCCTCTGAAGGTATCAAGACTTTAATAGAACAACTTGTTACTTGGTACCCAGATGCACCAAAATCACAAAAGACAGATACCGTCATGGCTTTCTGGTTTGCAGAACTAGCATGTCGGGATAGAGTCAACAATGCGAGAACATTTGCTCGCAGCCACAGTAGTTTGAGTATGTTCCATACTCCATACGACAGAGCACAACAATACACGGTACAACTAGACGAAGCATACTCATAGAACAGGATTAGGTGTGCCACTTTCCCTAGATGATATAAAAACTAATTACGAGCGCTATCGGCAAGCATTTGCTGACCGCGATACTCGTATGGAGCAGATACTACTTGTTCGCAAGGGTCGCATGCGTGATGTATTCCCGGATTTATTTCCTGATGGTCCGTTTGAGAACCCTATTGTCGCCAACATGGTTGACATTGCAGCCCGCGACTTATCTGAAGTTATCGCACCACTTCCTGCTTTCAACTGCAATTCACCAACGATGGTATCCGATAAGGAACGCAAGAAGGCTGATAAGCGCGAAGAAATCGTAAACGGAATCATTGACTTCTCTGATATGCAGACCCAGATGTTTAGCGCTGCAGACCGTTATGTGTCCTATGGATTTGTACCAGCACAAGTTGAAGTTGATTTAGAAAACAACATGCCACGCATCCGCTTCTTGGATTCCTATGGATGCTACCCAATCATTGACAGATTCGGCAAAGTTCATGGCATGTATCAAAGAATCAAAAAGCCTCTGGCTGAATTGATGGCTGCATACCCTGAGTATGCACATTTGTTATACGACAAAGATTCCACAAATTCAATGTTGGAGATTGTTCGCTACCATGACAAAGACCAAGACATTTTGTTTGTCCCTCAGAGAAACAACATTGTCATTGACCGTGCGCCTAATCCGATTGGCGAGGTTATGGTTCGCATTGTTCAGCGACCATCCCTTGATTCAGAAGCGCGTGGGCAATTTGACGATGTTCTTGCAATTCAAGTTGCTAAGGCTCGTTTTGCGCTTCTCTCGCTTGAAGCGGCAACTAAGTCGGTTCAAGCACCACTTGTAGCCCCTACGGATGTAAATGAGTTAGCCCTTGGACCAGATGCTATTATTCGTACCGACAGACCTGGCGATGTTCGTAGAGTCGGAATTGAGATACCGCCAGGTGCTTTTGCTCAACAGCAGGTACTTGAAGGAGAACTTCGTCTAGGAAGCCGTTATCCTGAATCACGCACCGGAAACATTGATTCCTCAATCGTAACTGGTCGTGGTGTGCAGGCTTTGATGGGTGGCTTTGATACACAAATCAAGACAGCCCATGCAATGTTTGCTCGTGCTTTTGTTGAACTTGTCAGCCTTGCACTTAAGGTTGATGAAAAAGTTTTTGACAATATGGAAAAGACTCTACGCGGTACACGCAATGGAGTTCCATACGCAATCAAATATAAGCCAGCCCGTGACATTGATGGTGATTACACCGTTGATGTTCAGTATGGTTTGATGGCAGGACTTGACCCTAACCGCGCTTTGGTATTCGGTCTACAGGCTCGTGGTGACAAACTAATCAGCCGTGATTTCCTACGCCGTCAGATGCCATTCTCCTTCAATGCAACTCAAGAAGAAGAAAAGGTTGATACAGAAGATTTACGCGATGCAATGAAGCAAGCCATAGCATCTTACGCACAGGCAATTCCAGCACTTGCATCACAAGGACAAAACCCTTCAGACATCTTGTATAAGTTGTCCACCGTCATCAATGAACGCCAAAAAGGTACGCCTATTGAACAGGCAGTATCCGAAGCGTTCCAACCACAGACTCCCCCACCCGGTGCGATGATGACCCCCGAAGCCGTAAGTCCCGACATGCTTGGGCAGCCGGGTGCGGTGCCCCCGGGTGGCGGGCAGATTCCCGAAGGTATGAGCGCAACAGGTCGTATGGTCGGAGTTGCTCCCGGACAGATTGCTCCCGGTGGTAGACCAGATGTTCAGTCACTACTTGCAAGTTTAACTCAAAGAGGTGAACCTAATCTTCAGGCTTCCCTCGTCAGACGACTACCAGTTGCGTAAGGGAGGTGACAGGGATGAAGAAGATTAAAGCAGGCAAGAAGCCAGCAAACCAAGGTTCAGCAGGAAAGCCAAACACAATGAAGCCACTTTTGGCTAAGAAGGCTTCCTCAAAGGGTGGCAAGACATATTTCTCAAGCAATCCAAGCGGAACACGCGGTTCACGCAACGCTTAATATAATAAAAAGTCCTTAAGGGGTTGGACTTTAAATAAGACCTCGCTCCATCCTGAGCATGATGCGGAAAAACTGCTCACTAAATTTCAAA